CACACTAACATATAAAAAAGGTTTATAAACGTATGGCAACTTTTGGAATTCGCAAAGGCTTGGAAGATGTTGCCCACGAATTAAAGGGCATTAGAAACATCTTGGCTTCTATGTGGCACAGCCGTTATTCAGACGGAGAAACAGACCGTTTGAATCCCGAAGCTTTTGCTGATGAGTACATCCCTACAGAAGAATGTGCTAGGCGTTTGGGGGTATCTGATCAAACTCTTCGCAACTGGATCAGCCAAGGCAAAAAAAATAAAGGGAAAGGTTGGACGGAAGGCATTCATTATGTCAATGTCTGTCCAGATATTGGTAAGAAAGCAGTCATCCGAATTCCTTGGAACCAACTTGTTCAGTCTTTTGCTAGAAATAAAGACGTTGAGTTGGCTGATTTTAATCCTGGCGTCATGTATAACTCGGTCAATACCAGGGCCATGGACGATGGTTTGCAACCATGACAAATCGTTTTAATGGCCTAGACCTATCCGCCATCACTATTGAGAATCATTCTCAGTTATTACCTGAATCTTTAGTGCTCCAGGTGGAAGAGTTTTTGCCTCCCTTTGGATCTTTTGATGATGGTTGTTTGCAACGTTACCTAGAAAATCTTTGCTCATATGAAGAGGAAGACGCCAACTCCAACATGACACTGGCCAATCGTTTGCGTTTAGCTTTTAAAAATTTAGAATCCGACACAATCTGTGGTAAATTCCCCCAGGCTGAATTGCCCCTTAAACGACGCTTGCGTTGTGTTGCAGAATATTTAATCCGGTCTGGTGAATTTGACAAACTTCGAGACGAACGTGGAAAGCTTGTCAAGAAACGTGGTAACCTTGGGAAACTTGTAGTCATCTACAGGCCGTTACCAAAACTTTTAGAATCACTTTCTAAGCAGGGGTTACTTGAGCCATGAGCCGTCGTGAAAAATTAATCACCGCTGCACTCAATGGAAAAACCGGTGAAACAGAAGGTAAGTATTTAGACGCTGTCGTCAAGTTAATTCTTGGTGACATGGGAAATCTTTATATGCAGTTTTGGGAGGCGGAGGGGCCTGGTGTCATTTGTTTCCAGCCTGACAACCAAGAACGTTCAATGTTTTATATGTCATTGGAGGAGCTGCACTCAGCGCAAGGGTTGTGTGAAAATGAAAACAATGGTGATCTGGCTGAAACATTTCGTCGCATCTTGGAAGCAGCACAAAAGATTGATCCTGCGGAAGCCGCTGGTTACATCATTAACGATGCTGAAGGCATTCGTTATTTTGTTGTTAATTACAACCAAGGTATTGATGTGTAATGACAAGAAAATTCAGAAACAAATGTGAAGATCTTGAGTTAATTACAAATAAAGACTTAATTGGTGCCGCACATTCTCTTATGGGTGGCATTGACTTGGATCCAGCAAGTTCCAAGGTAGCTAATTCATTTGTACAAGCTGATAAATTTTATTCTCCTCAGGATGATGGTTTAAACATTCAGGAGTGGGTAGGGAAAGTATATGTATTTCCACCAAGTGGTGCTTACTATTTTGATAAATATCTTGATAAATGGAAAATGACCAGGGCATCATCGGGCTCTTTAACTTCTTCTCATGCCTTGTGGTTTCGTAAGTTGTATCGCCTTTGGATGGCAGACGTTGTAACCGAAGGTTTGTACTTTACCAACTGTACGGACATGGTTCGGTATGATCAACGTATTTTTGATTTTCCGGTTTGTTTTTTAAAGACGGCTCCAACACTAATCAAGAACACAAGTGAAGGTATTGGGACACATAAGACCAGCACTTCGCTCATAGCATACCTTCAACCAAAGCGTAACAGCGGCGATGCCACTGAAAAATTTATTGATATTTACAAAGGAAAGGGCCGAATCCTTTATTAGATTCTGTATACTAAAGGACGATTGAAAAAACTTATGTCGATCCTGAGTGACGCAGAAATCAAGCAGCTTGCCCTTGAAGAAGGCATGATTTCCCCATTCCAGGATCATTTGGTTAGCGAAGAGAATGGACAGAAAATTCTTAGTTATGGATTAAGTTCTTATGGGTATGACATTCGGTTGGTCGGATCCAAGCAGGTGATTGTGATCCTAAAGATTTTGACAGTGATATTTTGGTGCCGACCGAATTACTAGAAGATGAAAAAGGCTCTTATTTTATTTTGCCTCCTTATGGTTATTGCTTAGGTGTTGCAGAAGAACGGCTTAAGTTACCCAGGGATGTAACCGTTGTCGCGGTTGGCAAGAGTACCTATGCACGTTCTGGGATTATGGTAAATATTACACCTGCAGAAGCAATGTGGGAAGGCTATTTAACCCTGGAAATCAGCAATTGTACTGGGTTATTTAATCGTATTTACGCTAATGAAGGTGTTACTCAATTGTTATTTTTTAGAGGTAATCCTTGTGAAGTAAGTTATCAAGATCGGAAAGGTAAATATCAAAATCAATTACAAGAAGTTGTATACAGTAAGGCATGACCATGACAGATTTACGTGATATTGAGCAACGCTTAAATATTGTTGATATTCTTTATCGATCAATCATGCTGCTTGAAAACGAAGAGCTAGCCGGTCAACTTTCTCAGTACAGCTCAGACAACACCCAATGGGTTTTGAATGTGCTCCAGGGAATCTTTGATGAATTGGAACATGTATTAGATTTGGAAGAATCTAATTATATTGATTATTGAAAACCAACAAATTTACCAGCGGAGCTAGTTGGTTTAGTTGCGTAGTTGGTGCTACCGCCAATACCAATCCTGTCACCTAGTGTTGGCACGTTAGTACCTTTGATATTGGCTTCCGTCCTTGGGGTGCGGCCACGAATTTGCGGCTCATCAATCAAAGCTTGTTGTTTAAATTTACCTGCGCTTTTGGCTGCGGCTAAATATTTATTAACTTTTGATTCCCCCCTGACATTACTGGTACCTGCCTTACCAGCTGTTATTTTTTCTTCGTTACTAAAATGTCGAGTATCTGTTTTATATGCACGCCCAGGGTTTAAATCACTTGTGTCGCCACCGGAAGAACCCGCATCTACTGTTGGGTCATAATTAGACGGAATCGGTTTTGATTCCTGTCCTCTTCTTGGGTCGTAAAATCTTTCCATGATAGTATTGTAAACGAGAGAATTTAGTGGCGGCTGCTACTATGTATGCTTATAAAAATGATGCAGAGCAATTAGAGGGGCGTCAAGACCCTGATGATTTTCTGCAAAAATTCATTACTTCAGATGACGAACTTCTGAAGCGCATGGCTTGTTGCTGTGATTTTGGGGTTCCACTCGCAACCAAAAATCATGATGTAGCATTGTACGACCAATACAACCGTGGTCTTACCCTATGTCAGGACAGCAACCCAAGGGTCAACCTAGCCTTGGAAGGGAATCGGCCAGGAGTGACTGGTTTCATCCCGTCGATGGAGGAAGCGTATCAGTATCCGGGAACGCTACCGATGGGCCAGAAGCTCTTAACGTCACTCTAGAGTGTAAAGATGGGGTGTGCCCTGTTCCATGGGCAACAATTCCTTCCCGTCCAGAGATAAAACCTGATATGGTCAATCACCCACCACATTATGTGGACGGTGGTATTGAATGCATTGAGGCAATTGAAGCTCAACTAACAGCTGAAGAATTCAGGGGTTACCTAAAAGGTAATTGCGCAAAATATTTGTGGCGTGAACGCCATAAGGGCGGTATGGAGTCGTTGAAAAAAAATAAGTGGTATCTAGAACGGCTTATTATATTTGATGCGGCTAATCAAAACGGTTGAAGTTCTTCTTCGTCATCTTCGCCGTCGTCTTCATAGTATATGCAGGCGGCGGCAAGTTCTGCCAACTCTAAATCTGTTGGGATATCAAAAGACAACTCAATATTTTCACCTGCAAGAATTTCTTTAACTGCTTGCCATTCCATCAAACGTTGATGGTAAAGGTTTAGTAAAGCAGCCTGCAACTCGTCCCAAGTCATTTCTTGGGCTGCAATCTCAGCCTTACGCATGGAGAACTGTAGTTCTAGGGGAAGTTCAAATTCCCGTGGTTCCACTGACCGCTCCATTGCGTTCTTCATGAATCTGGTATCAATATTCTAAGACTATAGTGCAAATCAGATCAGATGAAAATCATCTTCCGTTTGTTCGATCCAATCAGCTTGTTTTATTTGGAATGTATTTGCAAACTCAGCAAGCAAGTAAGGGTTGGTATCTTCTTCTAATTTTTTAATAGCTTGTATTTCATGTGGGGAACCAGAGTAATTTTTAAATGCTGCAAGAAGAATTTCCCCGGCATGGCTGGTATCAGCATGAATACGGTTCAAGAACAGACGCGCTTCTTCTCTGCGGCGTTCCAGGAGGTTTCCAACTACTTGGTGATCTTGGTCAAAGATCCAACATTTAATTTCTTCCGTCACCGCCACCCAGTTTTCCTGTTCAATGTAGTCGATAATTGAACTGTAAAGAAAAGGTTTCCAGCCAATCGAATGAATGAATGAGATTAAAGCCTGTCGCATTGAGTTGTCAATATGAATATGTAAATTATCTAGGTCATCTTCAATACAAGTAATTTCATGCTGCACGTACTCCAATGCTTTTTCTTTGGTGCAGTACTGGCCAGCTTTGACGGGACTACCATCGGGATAATACTGGGTGCCGTATCCCAGGACAAATGGCATTCCTCCCGTTATGGGATCAGGGTACGCTCTTTCGTTAAACCCTTCGTATTTACAAATAATTTCTATTGCATTTACAAAGTAAAACATGGGAGCACAATAAGTACTCCCATTGTATACATAAATTGAAAGTAAATGTCAGCCTTGGCCACGACTAAGTTTGCGGCCATGGTTTGGTTTTGAGTGTTTGCCGTCCCCTTGTTTGGTGCGCTTAGGCTTGGACTCAATTTTGAGG